AGTTCATACATTATGTCCCCTGCCATGTTATCCTCTCCCTTACCAAATGACATGATGACATCATTCTTAATTATATCATCAAGATCATTTTCTCTTAACCACTGATAAGCCTCATCTCGTCTTGTCGGTGGTATGCTTGCATTAATCAAAGGCTTCAAACTTACACTTAAATTTTCTACATCTAAACGTTGGACACCCATCTCATCCATCATAGCAGGTATCTGTTCTGTAGACATCTTATGCTTTTGAAGTTTTAAGGATTTAAGTTCTTCTTCCTTTTCATTAATATCTATTGTAAGCTGATCCAAGTCTTTAACAAGTGAGGAAAGTGTCTTCATGTCCCCCTTCTGCACTTTATCAAGTGTTGTATCATCAAACATTTCATCAAAAATTTTTTCAGCCATTTAAGTATCTCCTCTTCAGGTTTGGGTTGAAATAAAAAAATTAATGTTTATATTGGAATATATAGGAGTTAAATGATGGATGTCAACCACATAATGAAAACAAAACCATATAATCATCAAATTGATGCATTGAATAAAGCGAAAGACATGAGACTCTTTGGGTTTTTCATGGAAATGGGTACGGG